TGAGGTTTCCTTGGACGATTCGACGATCACCGGGTTGATACAGACGATGCCGCCGGCCATCACGAACATGCGATACGGGAATCCACATTGAGGAGCCGCGAGTCCTGCACCACCATAATGGTTCATGGTGTGGAGAAGTTGGTTGGCAAAATCAATCACATTGACCGGGGAATCGTTGATGTCAAACTCAGGCTGCTTGACCGTGAGCATGGGGTTCTTATCATTGTAGAGAGGAAGCAACTCCATTGGCTTCTTGACAATAGGGGTCGGGGTCGTGGTGCTGTACACAAATTCCTTGGGCACCGTTGGAGAAAGCGGAGTGGCAATTTGTTCTGAGACGTTCATGGTGTTTTCTCCTCGTAGTTTAGATATCGTTCGTATTTAGTTTTGTGGCATTCATAAATTCCAAGTCCATTGTTACATGCCACACATAGCAATCCCCTGAATTTTCCGGTATTATGGTCATGATCCGTTTGTGGCAACCTCATAATTTTAGAACATATGGCGCACTTGCCGTGTTGCTTTGAAAATTGTTCCTTATATTGCTCATAGGTGAAGTTGATTATTCCAATTCTGCGCCAGGCCTTTTCCCTGAGAGTTTTTATGTTTTTGGAACGATATTCTTTGGCAAGTTTTGGATCATATCTCTCTTTCCAAAAATTTGGATTTTGTTCTGTTTTTCTTGTATTGGCGTTTTTGTTATATTGTTTGAATCTTTCTGCATGGCGTTCTTTATACAAGCGCATGTAGTTGGCGTCAGACCTTACTGGCAAACCACTTTGCAATTCTCGTTTCTTCCGCATTACGGCACAATCCTTGAAAAATTCTGCATCTTAGAGAATCGGATAACATTGGCAAATTTGTCTTGTAACAGATCACCCCTATGTGATATGACAAATACGTTGGTGGCCTCTAAGTTATGCAGTATCTTCATGAGTTCTTCGGTGCCTGTGTTGTCCAGGCTCGAATCAAAGATTTCATCCAAGATCAACAGATTGGTGTCTGCCGAATTCTTCAACTTGGCCACGGCTCGCCAAGTGAGCACCAAGGCCATATCGATACGTTGCTTTTCCCCTTCCGAGAAGGAATGATAGGTAAAGTCATCCCGGTGCCGAGACTTGATGGTTTCTTTGAATGTCTCGTCCAGGTTGAAGTTCACAAAGAAGTCCATGCTCGCCAAGTATTTATTCACCAACGTATTGATGATCGGCAGATATTGACGAATGATTTTCGTCTTGATACCGGTATCCTTCAGGAGCATTCCTGCGGCATCCAGATAGGCACCCTCGCTAATCAAGACTTTCTTCTCTTCTTCTAACTTTCCCTGAAGGGTGGAGAGTTCTGCCAAGCGTTCCTGTTCGCGCCCTGTGGAATGGTGCCGTGTGGTGCATTCCGCAATTTTCACCTTCAACTTGGGGTTGAATTTTTCCAATTGAGTAATAGACGTGCGATGGTTGGCAATCATCAGTTCAAAGTTGGCAATCTCTTGTTCAACCGCAGAGATTTCTGCCATGCGCTTCTGAGCATCCAAGAACTTCTGCTCCAATTGCACCAATCCCGTTTCACATTCCCCAATCTTCACACCCAGGAGGGCAAACTGTTCAGCCTTAAAGAGGGCCGCGATCATCTGGGCGCAGGTTGGGCACTTCTCTTCCGTCTCGTAGAACTTCGAGGTCTTTTTATGCTTATTGAGGACGTTTTCGACCTGAGCTTCGAGTTGCGTGATCTTCTTTAGTGCGACCGACACCTTCGTTTTGTCGAGAATCTTTCCGTTCAGGGCCACGATCCCGGTGCTGTGACTGTCGATCTCTTTGAGCAAGCGGTTGATTTCCGCCTGATTCTGCGTCACTTCATGTTCATGTTCCTTGATTTGTGTATCGGCATCCTGCATGGCTTCTGTGATGTAGCGTTCCTGCATGGCAATCTTCTCAGAGGCACTATCGATCAAGAGCTTATTGGCATTGCGATCCAGCACCAGGGTGGACAGCTTGGCTTTGACCAGTTTGTTCATGCGGGAGAAAATCTGAATATCCAGCAAGTCTTCAATCACCTCGCGCCGATCACTGGCTCTGAGTTGCATAAAGGGAGTGAAGCTCGCGGAGCCTAGAATCACGATCTGAGTGAAGGACTTGTAATTCAACTTGAGAATGAATTTCTCCAATTGATCCTGATAGTCCCCGGACGCGGTCTGGTCCAACAAGGCTCCATCTCGGTAGATTTCAAACACATCAGGCTTAATCCCACGCACGATCTTATATTCATGATGATCGGCGAGGAATTCCACTTCAACCGCCGTGTCCTTCGTGTTGATGGAGTTCATGAGGGACCCCTTGTTAATGTCTCTGAAGGGTTTGCCATAGAGACAAAAACACAGGGCATCCAGCATGGTTGACTTACCTGAACCGTTTTCCCCGACCACGAGGTTGTTTTGAAACCTGTCGAGTCGAATCTCAGACCAATAATTCCCGGTACTGAGAAGGTTCTTCCATCGGAGGGTCTTGAATGTCAGCATTATTGCATGGCCGTTTCTGAATTGACGGCTTCCACGTACAACTCTTGTAATCGTCCTTTGAGGATTTCGGGGTCGACACCACCTGGCATCGTCATTCCATCTACACACTTTCGGATAATCGTCACGGTATCCTCAGCCTGGTCGACCCCCTGGGTCGCATCCAAGGCAGACTCCGTGTAATCTTCAACCACGGTCACGTCCAAAGGCACCGCTTTATAGAGCGAATCCATTACGGTGTCAAAGAGGTACGGATTTTGTTTGCGAGTCACGACGACCTTTACGAAGGCATTGGCATACGCCTGGAAGTCGTGGCGTTTCCAGAATTCAAAGTTCTGCGTCGAATCGTCATAGAGTATCTTGTGGAACAGCCGATAGGGATTCTGAATGAACGTCAATTCACGGGTTTCTGTATCCAGGATATGGAAGCCGCGGGGGTCTTGGTAGTCTGCCCAAGTGATCTCGTATTGGTTGCCCAGGTAGGAAATGACCCCATCGGTTGAGCGATGGTGAAAGTGACCCGTGAGCACCATATCAAATCGTTCAAACGTGGCTTTGTTCATTCCACTGAGACAGACATTGCCTTGATCCATCTCAAAGCCTGTAATTTCCAGGTGTCCAAGAATGACGGGTGCGGCCGTGGTTCTGAGGTATTCCATCGCCGTTTCGTAGTTGCCTGAGTTGATCCAGGGCACGAGCGCCACCAAGAGACTGCCGTACTGCATATCCTGCGGTTCACTGAAAATCCGCACATTGGGATACTTCCCGATCAATTCATCCAGGGCATTGACATCGTTGGTGTTGCGATAATAGCAGTCGTGGTTGCCTGTGAGCAAATCAATAGGGATATTGAATTCGTTGTTCAGACGATCAAAGAACCCGGTCTGCCACCTGTTCCAAATCGCAAAATTGATGAACTTGCGCCGATCTACCACATCACCCAAATGGACAACACGGTCGACTTTGTGCTTCGTAAGGGCCGGGAAGAAGATGTTGTCCCAAAACCTGAAGAAGAACTCGTTCACCTGCACATTATCACCGCGGGCACCGGCATGAGTATCGTTGATTAAGGCGAGTCGCACTATTTGTCCCCCATGAATTTGAGTGTACCGTAGGTTGAACTGGCTTGGACCTTGATTTTCTTGCGCCGTTTGGCTTTGCGGGTCTCTTCAAACGTCTGGATGAAATCTGAGATATTCTCGTAGACTTGAAAGGATCGACCATGATCCTGCCCAATCCCCTCGAGGTCGTGCATGGCAGACTGTTGGAGCAATCCTAGTTGTTCTGTGGCTTTGTACTTCACGTACAGTTGCTTCTTCTCTTTCATGATTCGCCGCAAGAATGCCCAGTAGATGATTTGTGTAAAGTAGGCAAAGGGATTGGTGGATATCTTGGGGTCAAAATTATGCACATATTGGATGCAGTTCTCGACGGCATCGGAAATCATGTCTTCCCTGAACGTATACGCCATGAAATTGGGCTTGCGTGAGAGGTGTTCGGCGATCTTGAGAAAGCACATGCCGATATAATGACTCAGTTCAGGAGGTTCCTTCTTGGCTTTCTTGGCGGCTTTGACTGCCGTACGATGTTCAACGAGTGCTGCCAGTAAATCCTTGTTACTGACATAGTGTGCTGTCGCCATGTTGTTCCTTAATGGGTCGTCTTTGAATTGCCCCAGTTAATGTCCTCATCGAACATGTTGAATAATAATTCATTGCTATCGGATTCAAGAGACATGTCGGATGTGCGCCGGCGCTTGGCTTCCTCATATCGCGTCCTACTGTTCTTTTCGATTTCCACGATTTGTTGCAGGAATTCCTTTCCAAAGGACTTCCAACGATCCTGTTCGATGTCGACCCAGGTTTTATAGTAATTCAATAATTCGGGACTGGGCACCAGATAACCCACGATCTGTTCCCTGGACAATTGAATAATAGAATTCGCCATCAATTCGGTAGGCATCCAAGGAGTCAAGGTGAAACCCAACATACCTGGGTGCGGCCGTTCATGTAACAAGAGGGCCGGGGACTCAAGTCGGCACCATTCTCTGGAGGGAAACTCCATACCTTCGGTCACGTCATACGCAAGAATAATGTCCCCGCGTTGTAACTGGACCATCGTGACTCGTTTGGTGTTCGTCATTTTAAGTCTATCAGATATTGTTTGAAGGGGAATTTCTCAGCGTTGTATATTGTAGCACGATAAATGAAGTGTGTCAAGAGGAAATTTTCACGCTTACCGATTCGCAGGTCGTCCACGATATCAAAGAGGGTGACATGTGTTTTCCCCTCGGCTTTTCGCAACCCTCTTCCAATTGATTGCAGGTTCCGAATGCGAGACTTCGATGGTGCCGCGAAAATCACGTTATGGAGGTTCTTGATGTTGATACCGGTACTGAATGTGCCATAGGACGCGACGATAATGGCGTTGTTGCTCTCTTCGGTAATACGTCGAATCTCTTCTCGATCCATCGTTTCGGTACCACCGTGGATGAAGAATACCGATCTGCCTTTCACGGCACCGTCACGAATGCTTTCAAACATGGGCTGTCCGTGCTTCTTCACTAATTGAAAGAGGACCAGCGTGTTGCCTTCCAAGGAGAGGGTCAAGTTGCGAACAAATTTCGCTCGTGGAAGGTAGCCCGTCACCGCCTCATATTCCTCTTGGTAGGTGGACTTTCTCAAGGCTTGGCAAATTTCTTTGGGATATTTGAGCACCAGGCACTTGATCTTCAATGGGGACATCTTCCCATCATCCATCAGTTCTTTGGAGGTCGCCGCGACGAAGACAGGTCCAAAGTGTCCTTCTAAGACGAGTTGATGGGTCTTCGTGCCATCCAGTGTACCTGTGGTTCCCACACGGACATCGGCATTTGTGAGGTTGGCAAGAATCTGGCCCATCTGCTTGGCTTTATATTGGTGCGCTTCGTCCCCGATCACAAAATCAAACTGCTTCAGGTACTCAGGAGGCTGGTTGTTGAGCGTTTGCCAGGTGGAGACCGTGAGAAAGTGGCTGACATGCTTTTCTTTGCCTGCATAGAGTCGATGGACAAATTTATCGCTATCCCACCCATAGGACTTGAAATCTTTGAACAGTTGCTCCACCAGGTTCGTGGTGGGCACAATGATAAGCCCTTTGATGTGACTCATGTGCAATTGACGCACAATCAGGTACATGATAAGTGACTTCCCGCTCGCGGTAGGACTCTGAATCAGGATACGACGATTGCGGATCGCCCGCGCAAAGGCTTCGATCTGATAGTCGTGAGGTATGAATGGCAGTTTGAGGGAATCGGCAAAGGTTTGGGCTTCCGCTATGGAAAAATTCGTGGTTAGGAGAACGGCGTCATCGAACAGAATAGTGTATTGACGATCAGTAGCAAATTTTTGGAGATGACCGCACAAGCCAAAAGGTAGAGTAGAGTACCGACGATCAAACAGACGTATCCGACCATCCCACATTCCACTTTTGAATAGGGGTTGGAATTTATACCCTGGAACGAAAAAAGCGAAATACTCTGATAACTCTTGACCAAGAGCCTCAACACACGAGACTTGAATGAATGATTCATTTTTCTTACTAACAAAAAGGTCTGCCATAATATACAATCAATCAGCCCTTCATGGCTACGGCAAAACCTTCTGAAATCATTTGCTGATTGATGCTCACTCCACTGATGGTGATTTCCCCCAGTACGCGCCCATACTTCTCAAATTCTTTATTGATCTTTGTGGTCACCACAAAGTTCTGGTTGGTGAGTAGATTTGCCAGGTGTTCCTTGGCAGGCTGACCTTGTGGAGTCTTCATTTCTGGTGCATTGATGCCAGCCAAGCGAATCTTGGCAACAAAGTGAATATCAAAGCCCAAGTCAATGTCGGCTTCAATGGTATCTCCGTCAAGAATGCGAACAAGTTTTGCATTATAGGTATACATACGGCCTCCTTAGTGTGACCCGCTAATGAATTTTTCCCATCCACAAATTTCTTTCAATTGCCACGTCCTATTGTTGAGTTCCTTGATAATCGATTCACAGACGGTCACCACCTCTTCATGAATGGCCAGCACCGCCCGCGCATTGAGTAAGTCCTTGTCTGAATCCATATAGGTGTTGAGGTCGCCTTTGAGCGTGAAGGGGAAGGACTGCCAACCATATTGCTTGAGTGCCGCTTGATCGAGTCGACCGGTATAGTATTCGTATTTGATTCTCCTCAGTTTGGACAATCGACGTTCGCCTTCTTTGAAGGCTTGGCGATGAGTGGAAAGAATCTGCATATACTTGCTATGGTGCGAGGGAATTTTCCTCAGTTCAGAGGAGAGTTCCAGCTTGTCAAGTTTGCAGTCCTTTTTCCACTCTTCTAAAAGAGCCGTGATCTGTGCTGTGGAGGGGGCGGTGGTGTCAAGTATCATAAGGTAGCATTATAACACAATGGAACGGGGAAGTCAATAGGTGATGGTGAAATTAAAACAGGGGCACGTCAACACATCTGGTGAGTTGCTGCGACTGCACTTTGAGCACACCCACCCTAGTCGGTAAGGTTGGATTGGTACGGTACCATTGAGGGGGCAACGACCTGTTCGGTGACATTCGCCGGTGCAATTACAGACTGCCATAGGACTCCTTAATGTAGGATTTCAATTTCATACAGATCGAAGCGGAACACCGCATCGGCCGTTAAAGGTTCTTCAGGTGCCGAGGTGCTTGAGAGGAGCAAATCGGTCAGACTGGTGGGGAAACAGTTCTGAAGTTTCACGCGAATCTTGGGGTTCTGCTTGGAATCCAGGATCACCAAGGTGGCATCGGAAAATTGCTTCATAGGTGCCTGAAAGACTCCAGGTCGTTTATCCAAATCACGATATTCTCTAAAATCCTTCGGGAACGTCATGCCACGCAGCCAGGTATAGACTTCCATCCACCCTGTCAATTCCTCGTCCACAATGAACGTCATGGAGAAGGGGTTTATCAAGAGTTTTTCCCCAGGTGAATAGAGGTCGATAAAGGGCGTCTGTCTGGGCACTTCTCCGCTCGACAATCCTGGTACATTGACACTTTGACACCAGTATTCCACGGTCGGTAGTGCGGAAAAACTCACCACGAATTTATTCGGGTGCATGACATTGGGATTCGCCGGGGTGTGGGGAATGCTTGGAATAGACATAATATCCTTTCGTTATGCTTGATCCTTCGCCGAAAATACTTCTTCGCCCTCTTCTTCCTCTTCTTCTGTGTCGGGTACACCGGCATCGATCCATCCTATCACGGAGGCATTTTTGATGAAGAGAATGTAGGATTGGGCGCCCGTTTTATAGTACATATGCACCTGAAATGCCAGGATCGATGTGGGACCGTTTCCGCCTAATACGCGCTTGATCGTCAAGACTTTGAAGGTGTAGGCTTCTTGTGGGTGTAAGACGGCTGCCCATTGTGTAATGATCTCGGTATAGTTAGTCTGTTCGGTAGGTGCAGAGGTTCTAATGCCAGGTACTCGTTTCTCGCGGCATTCAATACGGTAGGTCTTGTCACCTGGATACGCCGTTGCCATATCTACCGCTATGCGTTTCTGCTCAAGTTCACAGGCTTCAGACGTGTCAAATTTGTTGAGGAAATAGGATGATTGAAACCCGTCACCAGGCGCCAACAACACCATCAATAACACCCAAATGGACATAGGAACCCCTCTGACAATAAGAGTCTACAGTATACTCTATTTATGAGGTATTGTCAAGACAAAAAGAAGGGGGAACCCCTTTCGGAGTTCCCCTGACTTGTGAAACACTCTATCGGACTCAATTATGCAATGTTTGCAATCTTGA